TCTTAGTCGTAAAAAAGATAACAGGTGAAACTTTCAGACTAAACACAACAAATACAAATTTCCCTGCAATGGTCAGCAGCTTACAGTACAGCGCAAATAACTTTTGGGGTGATCTATTTAGTTGTGTGTATGATCCTGTCTATGATGATGTAATCTTAGCGTATGCAGACCCTTTAACTAATTTTGTAAATAGCACTTATCATAATCAATTTGTCAGGTTTACTAACTATAATAATACTACTGGTACTTTTGGTCAAGCATGTACTGTTAGTGTTGGAAGTTCTGGATTTACTAGAGCAGTTGATGCTAATCAGGCAGAAGGCTATATAGATCGTGATCCTGACACTGGTTATTTTGTTTATAGTGGATTAAATCAAAAGTGTAGAAGATATCAGCGCACAGGGGCTACTACTTTTGTTGCTATTGACGAGTTTAACAAAGCCTCTAACAATCTATGGCAACTTATATATCAGAATGATGGAACACTGTACTTTAGAGGTGAAAACTCCAGTGGAAGTTATAATGAAGAAACACTATACCGACATTAATAATATGAATATGATAACAATTGTATTTAAATCACTATAAATAAAACTAATAGAATTTTAACCGAGTTAGAGTGACATGACAAAACAACTTATTTCTTTAGGAACAACAGCAAATGACGGTACAGGAGATACACTCCGTGATGCTGGTCAAAAGTTAAATGATAACTTTAATGAGTTGTATAGATTTATGCCGGGTGGTGAAATCTTAACGATTTCAGATAGCACAACTTCTCTTGACTCAAGCACACTTTATATTTTTAATTTACCAAGCACTCCAACAATCAACAGTAGTTTTACACTTTCCGATGGAACAAGCAACGGTGAAATTAAAAGAATTATAAACAAATCAGCATCTTCTGTAGATGTTTCTATTACTATTGGTTCTAGTGGTCTTGCTTACCCTAGCACAGCCACAGGATTAACCTTACATGACAAAATCTCTTTTGATCTTGCTTGGGATGGAACAGAATGGCATTTTGATAGAGACTCCGACTCAAGAATCACGTATCTAACTTAATGGGCTACAAGTAAATGACAGCTATTGCAACAAACGAATTTAAAAAGACATTAATCGAATCATTGATTGATAATGTTGCTGATTCTGACACCAATTACTATATTGCAATCGGAAAGTCCGATCAATGGGATGCTAATGAAACTATACCAGCAGCTACTAACACTGTAGCAGAAGAAAGACGATTCCGTTCAAACATGCAAGGCATTAAGAAAATGTCTGATGTGAACTTTGTTGCAACCAGATATAACTGGTCTTCTGGTACTGTTTACAAATCATATTCAGATGCAGTAACACTTTCTTCTATTGGTGCATATTATGTTTTCACAGAAAATCAGAGAGTTTATATTTGTCTAGAGCAGGGTAAAGATGCTACAGGTGCTGCTGTAATTTCAACAGTAAATCCTGATACAATAGGCACTACAACTTCTGCTGTAAGAACAGCAGATGGATATATTTGGAAATACTTATTTACTCTTACCGCTTTGAATGCAAACAAGTATCTTTCTGCTAACTTTATTCCAGTAAGCAAAATCATCACATCTACATCTAACATTGAAACAGAACAATTGAATGTTCAGAATGCTGCTGTTAAGGGCTCCATTATTGGATATCGTATTGTATCTGGTGGTGCTGATTATCCTTCTAATACAACTGCAACTGTTGTAGGTAATGGATCAGGTGCTACATTGAAACTTACTGTTGATGAAGTTTCAGGAACAGTATTAAAAGCTGTTATTGATTCAGATGGTTCAGGTAATATTGCATTTGGTTCTGGTTATAGTTTTGCTCAAGTAACCTCTAATGATTCTAATAATGGTGCTTTTGATATTCAGCCTATTATCTCTATGGAAGGTATTGGTGCTGACCCTAGAAGAGATATTAATGCAAATTTTGTTATGATGAATGCAAAGCCTTCTGGAACAGAAGGTGGTGATTTTATTGTTGATCAAGATTTCCGTCAAGTTGGTATTTTGAAAAATCCAAAAAAACATGCAGACAGTGATTTCACTTCTTCTTCAGGTTCCACATTAAGAACACTTACAATTTCTGGTGTTTCTGGAACATTTGCAGGTGATACTCTTATTCGTGGTTCTACATCAGGAGCTAAAGCTTATGTAGATAAATATGATGGAGTCACTACAAAACTGTTTATTCATCAAAACGATAACACTGGATTTAAGTCATTCTCTAATAATGAGAGTATTGTGGATTCTGATAACCCTGGAACAAATACAGCAACTCTGGTTGGTGTAGATTCTAATGGTGAAGTTAATCCATTCTCTGGAGAACTGCTATATATTGAAAATAGAAATCCAGTTGTTAGAGACGCAGCACAAACTGAAGACATTAAAATTGTTTTCCAGCTTTAAAGGTATAAGGCAAAACTATGGTTAGTAAACTTACAGATACAACTTTTTCTACTACCTATAAGGACGATTTTAGAGATTCTGATAATTATCATCGGATTCTTTTCAATTCTGGGCGTGCATTACAAGCCCGTGAATTGACACAGATGCAGACTATTATTCAGAAAGAGATTGAAAGATTTGCTAACAACGTATTTCGCACTGGTTCACAAGTAAATCCTGCTGGATTAACTCTCAACACAAATATGGAATTTGTGAAACTTGCAGGTAACCCAGATATTTCAGATTTTGCTGTAGGTCAAACTATTACCGAATCTGGTACAGGTATTGCTGGTCGTATTACTCGTATTGAGCCATATGTTGATGCAGAAAATCCTGCTACTTTCTATGTAAACTATACTAGCACTGTTGGTGGTACAACTTCCGATACTCTTGGTGACCGTGAAGAATCTGTACGCTTTACACCTTCTGCTACTTTGACAAATAGCAATGGTACTTCTGTTTCTGTTCAAACGGTAGACACTGAAGAAAACTCTGCAACTGGTGTAGGTTCCTCTGTATCTGTATCTACCGGCGCTTTTTATGCAGCTGGACACTTTGTTCAGTGTAACCCTCAGACCATTATGGTTGACCGTTACTTTGCTTTCCCGACTGCAATGATTGGTTTCAAAGTTAATCAAGAAATTGTAACAGCTGACGATAACGATGCTCTGTACGATAACCAGAATGTTCTTCCTAACCAAACTGCACCAGGTGCAGACCGTTACCGGATTACTCTTGAACTTACTACCGAATATGATTTGGCGGAAGATGATAATTTCATTTATACCAATACTGTTATTGATGGTGTATTTTTGGATGAAACCGAAAAAACTACTTATGGCATTGTTGGCGATGAGTTAGCTAAGCGTACTTCCGAAGAGTCCGGTGATTATACGGTTGAACCATTTAATATTGATATTGAACCTAACCTTATCGATTCTGATGTACTTGATATTGATATTAGTGAAGGTATTGCATATGTAAGCGGTTACCGTTACGAAACACAAGCAAACACTATTATTTCAATTGACCGGGCTCGTGATACACAAACTATTGTTAATGATGTTGTTGCTGCCAACTTTGGTAACTATATTACTATTGATGGATCTACAATGTTGGGTTTCCCTAACGTTGATACCTTAGAAAATATTAATTTACGTGACTCTGCTGGTTACCTTGGCTCTACTATTGGTACAGCACGTGTTCGTTCGGTCGAAGCTTCTGGTTCAAACTACAACTACTACCTGTTTGATGTGAATATGAATGCAGGTCAGCAGTTTAGTGATGTTCGTTCGATGGGTACTAGTGTTACTTCTTTCGGTGATGTTGTCCTTGAATATGGTAAAGCTCGAATCAAAGAAACAAATAATAATAACGTATTCTTTACAATGCAGCATGACCGCCCACGTGCGCTGACTGATATTTCTTTGACTGTTCAGCGTCGTATGACTGTTGCTTTGAATGTTTCAGGTGTTGGCACACTTACCCTAACCGCTAGCGGCGAAACCTTTACTAACAATAGTTCTTGGATTGTTTCCCGTACCAGTGATGGTGCTATAATTACACCTGATGTTACACCAACCGGTTCTGGTACACCCTCTTCTACAATTACACATGCAGCCTCTGCTTCTACTACAATCGAAGTATTGGTTCAAGTTAATAAAGGTGCTGGTACTGCACGTACTAAAACCTTGACTGAAACAACTGTAACTGCTACAATTGATTCTGATGGTAATGGACTAAAGTTTATTCCATTGGGCAAAGCAGATGTTCAAACTGTGTCTCGTATTAGAGCAGTAGATTCTGATGGTGTAGATTTATTCAGTAATTATTCACTTGATGGTGGCCAGCGTGATAACTTCTATGATGAAGGTCGTTTGATTTTTCAGGGTGATGATCAATCAACACCAACAGCAGGGAATATTTTTGCTCGATTTGAATATTTCGATCACGGTACAACCGGTGATTTCTTCTCTGTTAATTCGTATATCGGGCAAGTTGATTATCAAAATATTCCTCATTATACTTTGTCTGATGATCGTAAGTTTGAACTACGTGATGTATTGGACTTCCGATCTCGTAAAGATGATACCGGTTCTAACTTTTCGGCGGGAACTGCACGTGTCAATGAACTGCCTTTGAATACTGATACTATTCAGGCTGATATTGAATATTATTTGCCTCGTAAAGATGTTCTTGTGTTGTCTAAAGATGGCAGCTTTGTAACGGTATCTGGTTTGCCAGGATTTAATGCAAAATACCCACAGATTCCAGAAGCTTCTTTGCGTCTTTACAATATTGATTTAAATCCATATACAGATGATGAAGATGATCTTGAAATCACATACATTGATAACCGTGGTTATACAATGGCTGATATTGGTCGTATTGAAGATCGTATTGAACGCCTTGAAGAAATTACAACCTTGAACCTGTTGGAAGCTGATACATCTAAGATTGAAGTTCTTGATGAAAATGGTAATAATCGTTTCAAAACTGGTTTCTTTGCTGATAACTTTAGCGGTCCTGAATATACTGATTTGTCTAATAGCTCGGTATTTTTTGATACTACAAATGAAGTAGTTAAACCGGTTCAACTTTCACAGCCTATTCGTATTATGTACGATTCTGAATACTCTGTTAATACACGGGTATGGGGTGAACATGTAATGCTGAATTACAATGATTCTGATTTGATTGTTCAACCATTTGCTTCTGAGACTGAAAACGTTAATCCGTTTGATGTTGTTAGTTACTTTGGTTCAATGGAAATGAGCCCAAATCGTGATTACCATACAACTATCAATAACCTGCGTGCGCAAAATCTGATTAAGCGTTACTATAGCCTTGTTGAACAAGAAAAGCGCCAGGGCCAAATTAAAACAACAGCAGTTAATAAAAGCTTAGCTCGTCAGAAAAAACAAGCACTTGATGAATTCAATAAGATGACAGCAAGTTCATTAGATATTGAAGCATTTGCGCCAATTAAAGTAATTACGGGTAAGACAAGCACTGGTGCTCCTATTACCCGTGATAAGTTTGACTTTGGTGTATTGCAGTCTGGTACATTTATGAATTCACGGAAAGTATTCTTCCGTGCTCGCGGCCTTAAGCCTAATACCAAATACTTTGCTTATTTTGGTGAAGAAGCGCAGAGTGTTTCTAACTGGTGCCGTACAGAAACGTCATTTACAAAATCTTCTACAGTTCGAACATCTGCTACAGATGCGAAACGTATTCGTACTTTAGAAAATCATCCTGATGGTACTACTGATCTTGTGAGTGATGCAAAGGGTGAACTTATTGGCTCTTTCTTTATTCCACATGCTACTTTTAAAGGTGGTACACGCGAGTTTAAGCTGTTTGATATCGAAGTTAATAACGCTGAATTTGCTACTTCCGGTGCAAATGCAACATATTCAACGCAGTTTAAACCTAAACCTAAGCCGGCACCGGCGCCACGCCCACGGCCAAAACCAACTCCACGGCCACGGCCACGTCCAACTCCACGACCACCTTCGCCGGGTGTTACTCCAGTTCCTCCAACTCCGCCAGTCAATCCGCCCCCAAAGCAACCGCCGGTAATTGAGACCAAATACACTTGGACATATTATTTCTATCTACCAGCTGTTAATCTAAAGAAAAATGGTGGACGTATAGTAAAACCTGCGCAGTGGCGACGGATTGGTAGTCGCATTGGTAGTGCTAGTGGTTCTGAATTGCCGAGTGCAATTGGTGGCTTCACCTCTATTCCTACATATAGAAAATATGGTAGTAAAGGTAAATACTCCGAAGGCGTCAAAATGGGCTTCATGACGCCAAAACCACAGAAAAAAGTACGTGGTGCTAAAGTTACTATAGTTAAGAAAGCTTCAACTTCTTCAACGAAGTCTGTTCCAGCTGTAACAAAATCCACGACGCATAGACCTACGTCGACTCCACAGAGTACACGTCAGTCTACGTCTGTAAGAACCAGTACGTCTTTGTTTAGTAATAAAACACCGACAACAACACGTTCTGTGACTAAACCTACACCACGTTTTGGTTATGGTACTGCACCACGCCAAGGCCTATTGGGCACCAGTCGCTATTCTGGCGTAACTGGTTGGGGTGGATTGCATAACGCTTTTGTACAAAAGTGTGCTTACAAAGACCCATTGTCTCAGTCTTTCCGCCTGCCTAATATAATGGATGCGGGTGGATTTGTTACAGAGATTGATGTATTCTTTGCAACACGTCCAACTGAAGACATTCCGGTACGAATGCAAATTCGTCCAATGATTAATGGCGTTCCGGATAAGGTGTTTATCGCTGAAGTTCAGGTAGATCGTGATGATGTAAACATTCCAGGTAATCTGAATGATATGGCGACTGTTAAAGCAACGCCTACCACGTTTACATTTGACAAGCCGGTTTACCTTAAGCCTGAAGAAGACTATGCCTTTGTTCTTATTGCTGATACAACTAAATACAATGTATTTGTATCTAAGGTTGGTTCCTTTGAACTTGGTTCGACAGTTAATCGTATTAACCGTCAGCCAAACCTTGGATCGTTGTTTGTATCGCAGAATGGTGTAACTTGGTCACCTGATCAAGAACGTGATATTATGTTCTCTCTGCGCTGTGCTGTATTTGATCCGTCTGTATCTGGTGTTGCAGTATTCAATAACGATGATCTGCAACCTAAATCACTTACTACACAATTTACAACTAGTAGTAATGATAGTGATGTATTTGTTCAATTGTCAAATCATGGTTTGCTAAAGGGTGATACTATTACATTTACGGGTATTGATTCAAGCGGTAATTATGGTGGTATTGTTGGCACATCTATTCAAGGTACACGTATTGTACAAAAAGTAGATGGTACA